GGGCACAGGTAAGACGATGTTTGGAATCCTGAAGGCCGTCAAGCAATGTGAGCAGTACCCTAATAATGAATGGCTTATCGTTCGTAAGGAATTCACGCGGCTTGAGGACTCGACTATACCTGACTTCGAGAAGTACACGGGCTTGAAAGTGGGATCAGACAAAAATGTAAAATTTGAAAACGGCTCATTGTTTATGTTCAGGCACGGAGAGCAGGTGAACAATTCAGACGTATTGGCAAACATGAATTTGGGCGGCTTTGTAATCGAGCAGGCGGAGGAGTTCAGTACCGATAATGAGTTCAATATGCTTAGGGGCAGGCTTAGGCGGGATGGAGTACCGCACTATGGCTGTGTTATAGCAAATACAAAGGGCCACAACTGGATATGGAAGACATGGAAGATAAAAGATACTGAAAGGCCGAGCGATGAAGAGATTAAGCGAATGTCTAAGGAGTCGGGCCTTAGCTACAAAGAAGTAGAGGAAGCATACGACCCGAGAAGTTATGATCTATACGAGGCTAATTCGTATGATAACAAGAGAAATCTTCCGCTTGACTTCATTCAGGACTTGGTGCGAATGCAGAAGGATTCACCCCATATTTACAACCGCTTCGTACTCAATAGCTGGGAGGATATTGATACTGAAGAAAAGGTCATACCGTACAGTTGGATAAAAGCTGCGATTGGCAATTCCTACCATACGCTGCGAGATAAGACAATTGTGGCTTGCGATCCGTGCGGGGTTGCCGAGGCGGGCGGCGGGGATGAGGGTGTGATATACGGTATCAAGAACGGCAAGGTAATCGCCCATGATTTCTTTAATAACAAGCAGCCGGACCAGATAGCTTCACGCTGCAAGGCGATGAGGATAGACATTAAGGCTCAGGCTATTGTAGTGGACGTAATCGGGCCGGGATCCGGCGTAGTTAGCTGGCTTTCTAAGACGGGAGAAAGGAACATTATCTCCGTCAACTCCTCGGAGCGATCTGAACTGACAGACCCGCTATGCTTCAATCGCCGAGCAGAGATATGGTGGACGGCCCGAATAGCTTTCCGAGAGAGTCAGGCAAGTATCCCTGATGATCCGATACTCATCGAGGAACTTTCACAGACCGGATTAGAGCTGACTCCGAGAGGCTACAAGATCGAGTCAAAGGATGATCTCAAGAAGGCTGACAGGATAGGCCACAGCCCTAACCGAGCAGATTGTCTTGTCTATGGGCTCTGGGGGCTTACGCAGATCGGCTACGATAATGAAGCTATTTACCCCGATGATGAAGGCGAAGGCTCGGATGAGAACGACCTGGTGGAGTCCTACGCGACAAAGAGCGAGTTCGAGTAGGCCCGTCTTCTCAGGTCAAGTTAAAAAACGGTTATAGCCGAAGATGTTTCGATATGGCAAAAGTTGAAAAGAAAACAGGATAGATTATGGCAAAATGTGAAGATTGCAAATATTGGGATTTTGAAGAAGGCGGGACGGATGAGGATGATAATAAATATGGAGAATGCAGATGCCATAGCCCTGTAATTATCAACGCGTTACTATACCAGCCCGACCAGTGCGAAGAAGGTGATAGTGGACGTATCGCGGTATTCCCATGCACAAACGGAGATTATGATTGGTGTGGTGAATTTAAGTCGAAAGAAAAAAGTGCTGATGAGTTGATATGTGACGCTGCCGTACAGGAAGCTCTGGGAATAAACGGCCCCAATGAGGACAAGAAATGAGATATAACGAAGACAGAAAATTGGTAAATTGTCTTGGTTGTGGACGAGATACGAGGTCGCAAGATGGATATTGTTGGCATTGTACTCATGGTGTACAAACTGCAAGTGAAAAGAAAGATAGGTCTCCTTTTCACATTGATGGTGATCCTCTTTCTCAATTATTTCAAGAGCCGCTCGAAGATGATTATTCTGAAGATGCAATAGATTCTATTTATAAACCTTTCGATGGTGAACCTTATTACTTGAGTCACAAAGAAGAAGACCGACATTTTAAGAAGATGAAGGCCAGGATTCCTTAATGAATAATATAGTTTAACACCCAAAAGAAAAGCAGGCACAGGCGGAGTAGCTACCGCCGAGATGCTGGTATCATCGCAGCCTATCCAGGGGCGCGTTGGGAAACTGACGTGCCCCTTTTTCTTTTGGTATGGGAATAACTATGGCAAAAGGTAAGAAGAAAACGGAAGACAAAGAGGCCGCCAAGCCGAAGTCCACGGACGAAGGTGTTGTCAGTCTCGACGACAGCGAATACCTTATCAAGTGGATTACGGACTGCAAGAAAGAGGCCGAAGAAGCCACCAAGACGCTGCGTAAAGAATGGCAGGAATTATGGCAGATATACCAGAACAAGCAGGACTACGAGGATAAGAAGCCCTGGCAGTCCAAGACGTGCATACCAAAATTATTCATGGCAATAGAGCGTGCCTCCATGCTGATCGAGCGGGCGACGCTGCAAACCTCGAAGCTGTTCCATATCGAGCTCGACGATGAGTTCAAACTGCCGTTAAAGTCGATGATCCGCCGGGCCCGAAAGGATTTGGCTCATTCCCAGGAGTCTGCTCACAAGATATACGTCAAGGTCAATGAAATACTCAAGCGAATTGAGAAGGATCCAAAGAATCCCGAGGCCCCGAAGTCTGTAGAGATGCAGCAGAAAAAGATAGAGCAGGCCGATGCCACCGTAGACGCCGCGAAAGAGAAGGTCAAGTCACTCGAAGAGAAGTTGAACGAATACGAGGAGCAGTGCAAAGAAGATGATAAGAGGTTCAAAGCACATTTGAAGAAGACGAACTTCGTATCGGCTTTCGGTGAGATGATAAAGCCCGCCTGCCTGCTGGGTATCGGTGTAATCAAACGGCTGTGGATAGTTAAAAATAAACTATTGAGCTATGAGACTAAAGACGTACAGCACATCTATATCGCGCCCGATTATCTTCCGTTCCAGGATGAGCCGCCCCGCTACATTATCGAGTACAAAGAAATGTTGCTCTGCGATTTAATCGAGGTTGCAAAGGAAGCCAACGAAAGCTTTGAAAAGTCCGACAAAGATGGCCATGTCTTCGATATGGATGAGATCGATAAGGTCACGGAGACCAGTGAGCAGAAGGCGGATGAAAATGCCGAGCAGAACAAGAGGCGTGGTCTCGATGAGCATAAGTCGGAATCAAAAAAGGTAAAGATCCTTGAGTTCTGGGGTACCGTGGTCAGTAAGGATGGCAAGGAGAAAAAGAAGGGCCAGCTATTGATGCTCGCAAACGAAAGGTATCTCATCAGGAACGACGGCAACCCACAACCTCTTAGTAAGAATAAGAAGCCGCCATACGACTTTTGCGTGCCCATGCCCTATCCTCACCGCGGTCTTGCAGGGAAATCAATGGTCGAGGCTGAAATCAAGCTCCAGTATACGCTGAATAACCTGTTGAATATGTTCATAGACAACCTGAACTACTCGGTCAATATGATGCTTGAGTACGATCCGCAGAAACTTCTTGAGCCGGCCAGGATGCACAGCATATTCCCCGGCAAGCTCATTAAGACCAAGCCGGGAACAACAGGACCTGTTGTCACCCAGGTAAACACTCATGGGATTGCGGCCGACGCGTTCAAGGTGTTCGAACTTGTCACGAGGGAGCTGCAGGAAGGTACGGCAGTGACGGAGTTTCTTACCGCGATGCCCGGCGGTAAATCCAAGACACTGGGGGAGATCGAGATCAAGACGAGCGAGTCTCACGGTTATTTCGATGTAATCGCCCGGAAGATAGAAATGAATACGATACGAAAAATTCTGCGGAGCAGCTATGAAATGCTCTGCCAGTTTACGGATGAATTCAAGAACATCGAGCGCTATCAGTTCAATGTCGGCGGATTGAGCTTACTGCTTCTGCAAAAACAGCAGGTGGAATATCTCGTGCAGGCCCTGAGTCTGGCGCTTGCGAACCAGCAGCTTTCGCAGTGTACCGATGTGAAGGATTTGTGGGAGCGACTACTTAGTCTCTGGAACCTGGATGAGGCCCACCGCGAGGAAGAGCCCGAACAGATGATGATGCAGCAGCAAATGCCACAGCAGCAACAAAGGCCGCAACTACCGCCCGGCCAGGCGCCGTCACAACCGGCAGGACAGCCGCAACCATCGCCAATGAGGTAATACCGAAGGAGATTATTTGATATGGCTAAAGGATATGTACAATCAAGAAAGTCGAGCCAGAAAAAGAAGAAGTGGATTCAGGGTATGGATATGCAGGAAGGGGCCTTTACCAAGAAGGCAAAAAAGGCTGGTATGGGTGTTCAGGAATACGCCGCCAAGGTGACAAAGTCCGACTCGAAGGCTTCTACAAAGACCAAGAGACAGGCGAATCTCGCCAAGACGTTCAAGAAGATGGGCAAAAAGAAGAAAGTGAAAGGATAGAAAATGCCATACAAAATCCGATACGTAAAAGGTGCCGAGCGGCCGTGGAAGATCGTCAACAAGGACCACAACGAGGTAGTGGGTAGCTCGACGAGCAAGGCCAGTGCCGAGGTCTCTATCAGGGCGCGTATGGGCGCCGAGAAAGACCAGGACAATCTCAGGCATTATGTTCGAAGCCGGAAGAAGGCGACAAAGAAGGGAAGGTAGTCTCGTAATGCTAAGATGGCTTAAAAAGATATATCGTTTGTATATGAAGGGCGCGAGAGAGAACTACTACCCGCTTTGGAGGCGAATACTAATAAGCACGAATGACCCCGTATGTCATTGTAGGCTCTACAAAAAAGAAGGGTGTAGCCACGTGGACGGGTTTTTGTGTGATTATCCTGATTGTGAAATGCTGCATGATTACGAAAGCCAGAAATGAAGAATACAATATGTTTTGATTTTGATGGTGTATGTGCGACTTATGACACGTGGAAGGGTGTTGATGTTTTTGGCGACCCTATTTCTGAAACAGCAGAATTAGTTAGGTTGCTCAAAAATGCTGGCTATCGTTGTATTTTATGGACAACCAGAAAAGTAACTCCTGCATTATTTGAATGGCTCGCACATCACAATTTTGATTTCGATAGTATAAATTCATGCGACCATAATCCACCAGAGACAGGCAATAAACCCATTGCGGATTTATATATTGATGACCGGGGATTCAGATTTGCCCCTGTCGTTGCCGAAACAAGTTGTAGTCAAATCAAGATGCTACTCGGTATTGAGGTAGTCAAGTAATGGCAGCAGAATCATATCCAAATAGCACAGGGGAAATGACCTTTTTTACAGTAGTTAAGAAGAAGGGCTTTTTTAAGCGTTGGTCGCATAAATTGTTTTCATGTCCAACTTTTTGGAAGTTGAAACCACTTTTTACTTGTCCCGGATGCAAGAAGTCTTACAGGTGCTATTGGGACGGAAATGATGTCGAGGGGCATGGGACGGATTACTGTAACAGTTGTGCCGTGCGATTGGAAGCGAGTCAAGTTGAGGTAGTCAAGTAAATGTTTGATCCGAATCCGAATACTGTTCGTTCCTATCGCTGCGAGAGATGCGGCAGGACGAAGACGGTCACTGTGATTTGTCCCATGCAGGGAGACGATGCCTGCGAGTGCGGCGGGACATATAATGTGACGGTTTGGGAGTTGAAGATATGATTCTTTTCAAAAACAAGACCAAAGTCATTGAAGCGTACAAAGAAATCAATAGACCTTTGAATGATATCATGGTCAATGATTTGGATGAGGTCACGCAAGAACTGAGAGATTTGGGGATTAGTGAGGAATGGGTTGTTGTTGATTTACGGTGTCGTATTTGCAGTCACGAGCAGACAGCTATCGTGCCGGCCATAAGCGATCTTGACAATCTCGAATGTGGCAATTGCGGCAATATGACGGCTCAAGAGTCCGACGATAAGGAATGGTGGCAGGAATAAACTGTTAAAAAGGTGAAGATATGAAAGAAATTGACTTGGGCGAAAAGCCGGAAACTATGTCAACCAGGGGCAAAAAAGCTAAATACTACCCGACCGTCTATTACAGCGACGAGGGTGTGGCCGGCGTGTCCTCTTTTGACGAAAAGGACATTGGCAAGGTCATTACCGTTAAGGCCGAAATCAAGCTGACGAGAATCAGTAGTAACAGCAACGAGAATGACAAGAAGAAAAAGTACGATTATACCTTCGAGGTCCACAAGATTAGTATGCCGGACGATCTGAGCAAGCAGGAAGATTCCATAAAGGCCAGGCGGGAAAAAAAGGCAAGGAAGCAGGGATTTGAATAATGAGCATTGAATGGCAAATGGCGTTTGGAAACAAAGAACCGTATTGGATAGTGGATACGCCAAACGAAGACGCTGGTACTGCCGATGACATTGCCAAAGAATCCTATAGAGAAAATCTATATGTTAACATCTAAAATTTATTTCAAGCGTTTCAAGGCCGAGTTCCTGCGATGGCAGAAGGAACTGGGCCTGACTCAGTACCGCATAGACTTTTTCCATGAGAAGCTGGACGGTCAATATGCAGGAGCGACGATTTGGGAGCAAGATAAAGCCGCAAGGGTAAGTCTGAATACTGAAATTAGCAAGGATTCCGCCAAGATAGACCCAGGTCCCGAGTCCCATGCAAAACACGAGGTTCTTCATCTTTTAATCAGCCGGCTCAGTTGGCTCGGCGGGGCCAGGTATATTACGAACGATGATTTGGCGGAAGAATGCGAAGCTATTGTTGTGAGGCTGGAGAAAGTATTGAAATGAGTGAGAGGATAAAAGATGGCACACGCAGTATATGAAGTGACAGATTTATATGGAATAAATAATCAAGGAGACCTGTAATGATACAAATATTTTGTGATATATGTGGTGAAAGCAGGAAATTTCAGGGTGGGCAATCTGGAGATTATCGGCTATGGTTCACAACGATAGTTTTAGAGCAAATAAATGATAATGAAAAACACATCCCTTGTCGACCTGCTGTTGATATATGTCTTGAATGCAGAGATAAAATATTAAATGGTGGTGAACCTGCGACAGTATGGGACAGAATAGACGATTGTTTAATAAAAGGCATTCGGCAAAGTTTAGGAAGAAGATGTAAGGCAATGATTTCAGATATGGTTACTCAAAATGATATATTAGGCAATGCGGATATAGTCAAATGAACGAGAATCAGCCACCGGAAGAAATCAACGAATCGCTGCGAAAGGCAAGTAAGCTCAGGGCCATGATAGCGTCCCCGGGCTGGCAGGATATTATTCTGCCCGACCTGCTTGAAACCAGGCGGGGTCTTGAGCAGCAACTTATCAGTACCGAATGGAATGACCTGGCCGAAATGAACAAGTGCCGCTACCGGCTCCTGGCAATCAACGAGTTTCTCGACCGAATCAATATAGCGATCGATGAGGCCGCCGAGATTGAGCGGGAATCGGTTGTTGAGGAAGCGATGGGCAAGCATGAGTAACGGAACAAAAAGCCTGTCTCGAACCAGTACGATACTCAGGAGCGAGGCCGTCAAGACATCGCTCGGCGAGCAGATAATGGCGCGTGTGCCGGAGCGGGAGGGATTCACGGGACAGGTAACTGTCGAGGTCCATTTGCGGGACGGTCAAGTTAAAGACGTCTTTATGACGAAGAGAAGCAAGGTGAAAGAATGAATAGACGAAGTTTTATACATAGATGTTTTCAGTCGGCAATCGGTTTGCTTGGTATTGGTTGTACTTCTAAGGCCGTAGCAAAGCCACTGTTAGGTACACCGCTAAACAAGAGCCATCCCTTGGCTCGCGGCTTGGTAGGTTGCGAACTGATGAACGAAGGGCATTTTGTGAGTTTGGATTGGCGAGGGTTCCACCTTTTTGCGAATCATTCGGATAACGTGATTGGCATTTGTGGATGTGGAAGAAGCAAGAATGGTCTTCCCGATGATACTACGATTGCCCTGCCGACTCTCGATGTTTGCCAAGACCTCGTTGCTGCTGAGGATTCTGTCTATTGGATTGGCAAACACGAACTTTGGCGTCTCGATTGGCATTACGGTGATGTACTGTCATTTAGCGCTTCATTGATTAGTAAGAATGGACCGTTTCAGGTGGAGTTCCAGAACTATAGTTGCCAATACATCCCTAAGTTAGCTCTTTCTAAAACTTAAAACGCTATTATAGCGATACGATAAGCGAAAAGAAGCCCGTATTCGATTCGGTGTGTGCCGAGTTGGATGCGGGTTTTTTATTTATATGTAATCAGCTTGAACAATCCCAACGGGACTCAAGCGCAGAAAAAGGAGATACGAAGATGGCAGAAAATGAGAATATTCAAAATGACGATGTATCCGCAGGCCAACCCCAGCAAGATGCCGGGACAATTGAAGCGGATCAAACAGCGGGCGACAATGACAGCGCAGGCGCAGCGGCGGCAGCAGCCGAGGACCAAACCGACTACAAGGCAGAGCACGCAAAGCTTCAGGAAAGCCAGAAGGAGCTTCAGGCGAAGCTGACCCAGACGGCCCAGGAAGCGGCTCGTAACAAGCAGCTTTTGGATACGATAGGTCCCTACGTCGACTATTCGAGGCTCCACGGCGGCCCGGGCGCAAATGCGCCGGCAGCCGGCTCGGATGAAGAAGATGCCGAAGAGTACGTGACCGGAAAGCAGGTCAAAGAACTTGTCGGTAATCTGAGTGCGAAATTCAAGCAGGAGCTGCTTGCGCAGAACGTCAGGGCGAAGTACCCGGATGTTTGCGACAACGGGCCTAACGAGGTTATCGTTAGACATTTCCTGGAGAAAAATACCTCTCCTTTCGAAACCCCGGAAGAACGTATCAAAAGTGCCGTTGAAAATGCCCGCGATCATATAAAGTCCTTAAAGGCCGAAGGCAGGAAAGAGGCTGAGACCGAACGTGCCAAAACCGAGGCGGATGCCAAGGTCAAGGCCGCTGCGGCCGCTAAAGCCTCCGGACTTGCCGCATCGGGAACGACATCTCCTTCAACAGCAGCGGAAACGCCGGAATTGACCGGTGAAAGTTATGTCCAACAAAGGAGAGCCAGACGCGCACAAACGCAGACGGTCGCTCCTTAGTTGATTTTAAGGAGTATTAAAAATGGCATCACAACAATTATGGATGACAACCACGCTCGGCGGTTATCTGACCAACCCGCGATTGTCACATAAAATCTGGGACGCATCCCAGCCGTTAATGAGATTCACCCAGTTCTGTAACATCAAGGAAGACACGCTGAACGCAGGGTCTAAGGGCGGAATCGTCCTCTTCGATAAGATCGGCGATATTCCCGGCACTCACGGAACCCTTGTCGAGACCACTACCATGCCGAGGGCCACCTTCGTGCTCGGGCAGGGCACGGCGACTATTGCCGAGTACGGTCTTGCTATTCCGTATACCGGCAAGATCGAAAAGCTGTCGGAGTTCAATATCGACAACATGATCCACAAGCGGCTGAGGAACCACCAGGCCCAAACGCTCGACCGGGCATGTGCAGCGGCCTTCAAGGACACGCTCGCAAAGTACACCTGTACCACCACCGATTCATTCATCCTGGGTACAGCCGGAACAACGACGGACACCGCTGCTTCGAATCTTAACAGCTACCACGTTAAGAACATCTGCGATCAGTTGACGATCTGGAACGTGCCGCCCTTCGATAACGAGGGCAACTACGTATGTGTCGCATCGGTAAAGGCGCTCCGCGGTCTCACAGACGATACGGCATGGATAGATGTTTACAAGTACACCAAGCCGGAGCAGCGACTGACCAACGAGGCGGGCAAGATATACAACTGCCGGTTCGTTAAAGAGAACCACATCCTTTCCAACTCTTTTAATACTTCTTACGGGGAGTTTGTGGTTTTCGGCGACGATGCGGTGATGGAGATACCGGTCATGGCGCCTCTCATTACTTATGAGGTAAAGGACCACGGGCGGGACAAGTCTATCGCTTGGCGGGCCCTGACGACCTTCAAGAGTATATGGTGCGACACGGTCAGCAAGACCGGGGATAGTGTGGATACGACCAAGGGGTGGACCCCTCATATTATTCATGGCACAAGTGCTGAATAGGCAACTACTTATGAACAAGGCGGTGACATTGTTTACAAAGAGGAATGACAATAAACCAAAACACCGGCTCATAGCCGTTAGTATGATGGTATTCCTGTGCCTTTTGCTGGCAATTCTGGCAGTTGAGAGTATGAACAGGAACTATTTTGCCAGCTTGAACGGCATGTTGGACGGCTCTTCTTGCCTTCCATTTTTCCGGATGGAAGAGTCTTATGAGAAGGTTGGAGACTCGACCGAAAGTTCTGCCTTTTTCAGTATGGCGATAGTGTTTCTGGGAGGTTTTATGTCTTTCGGGGTGTTTTTGCCGGTAATGAAGCGAGACTTTACAGGACATAATCCTACCTCGTTCCGTTTGGCGGGATACCTTGATTCGATTGATATTGCAAATTTTACACTGGCTGCTATGGCCATCAAGTTTGATCTTGTCTCGGTAAAATTCCGTAAGGGATTTAACTTCCTTGCATCTTGTGCATCGTTTTGTTTGAATTGTCTCAGACATGGCGATCTCCTTAATAGATTGTCGTGTTTAGAGCCGCAGGTGAGTCATAACCTCATCTGTGGCTCATTCTATTGTATCACCTCAAATCAACAAGTCAACCCTATTTTTAGGAGAAATTAATATGTCTGGCGAAGTTTACACAGATCCGCTGTATCACGCAGCGGCTGAAATGCAAATTCCCAATATTAGCGGTACTTCAACGGTAACGGCGTCGGATGCGGCGGGACTGATTCCCAAGGCTACAGATGCCTCCAAATTCGAGCTGTTCGCCCGTTGCAAACTGCTGGCGATGAAGGCCCAGATTTTGACGGCTGGGAACGTCTCGAGTTCACACCTTCTACTGATGAACGGCACTACTCAGCTCGGCGATATCGCTATCGGTACGAATACGGCCCTGACTGACGTTGATGGAACTATGACGGCGGCCGCATGTGCCGACATAGCAGCCAATACAGAACTCCAGGTCGATGTAACCGGTACACAAACGGTCAATGCCGGAGTGTGTATTGTCGGTCCGTTGAATCTGCGACTGACGTATCAGAGATTGTTCGCGTAACAGAATAGTCCTTTCGTCTTGGCATTCGGCGGGAGGGATGCGTTGTCTCTCCCGCACGGATGTTTTATAGGAATAAACATGGGCTTAATTTACAATACTTTTATGTTTTATGACGAGTTCGACCTTCTGGATATTCGCCTGGAAGAGCTGTCCGGCCTTGTCGATAAATTCGTTCTGGTCGAATCCGACAGGACTTATACCGGCAAGCCAAAGCCCCTGTATTTCTGCGAAAACAGCGAGCGATACAGGAAGCACAAAGACAGAATCGTTCATATTATCTCTCAACATACCGCATATCACGCTACGGATGCCTGGGCCAATGAATGGGGACAGAGGGAATCTATCGACGATTATTTGAAAACCGTATGCCTTCCCGACGATACAATTATCCTTACCGACGCCGATGAGATCGTCAGTGCCGATGTCATGCCGATTATAAAAATGACCAATTTACCCGGCAGGCTGAGTATGCGCAACTATTATTACTGGCTTAACTGCCGCCAAAAGAGGGATTGGATATGGCCTGCTTTCTGCCGTTACAAAGACTACGAATCGGCCCGGCAATTACGGCAGGGCAAAGAAGATCGGCTAATATTACCTAATGCCGGGTGGCATTTTGCCTACTTGATGAGTGCGGAAAGGATAGCGGAAAAACTCTGCGCTTTCTCTCATACGGAATGCGACAGGCCGGAATATACGAACATAGAGAATATCGAGAAATGCAGAAGCGAGGGTATCGACCTGTTCGGCCGGCCCGGTTATGAGTTCAGTTTCACAGGTTTGTCCGAACTGCCGAAATGTATCAGAGATAATCCTGGGAAATATTCCGCGCACTTAGGTGATTATTGCGTGTTGAGGACGGATATTATCAATGACCTAATCAGCAAACATCACCTGTCCCGGTACCTGGAAATCGGCGTAGACAATGCCGCAACGAATTTCAATAAGATAAATTGCGATTACAAGACGGGTGTCGACCCGAATGAGGATTGCAAATACAGAATGACTTCTGACGACTTCTTCGAGAGTTACAGGGGTGAAAAGTTCGACCTGATTTTTGTCGATGGCCTGCATACGGCCGAACAGGCTTTGAGAGATATAAATAACGCGCTTAATCTCATAACGGAAAACGGATTTATCGTAGTCCACGACTGCAACCCGACGTCGGAAGGGCTTCAATGCCCTGTCAACGTCAGGAAGGGTCTTTGGTGCGGCGATGTCTGGAAGGCCTGGGCGGAGCTGAGGGCATCGAGGCCGGACCTGGGCATGTATGTTTTCGATGTCGATTACGGGGTTGGGGTTATAGAAAAAACCTCTCAGGAGTTGTTTACTAAAGAGATAATTCCAACTTACGAGTTTTTGGAAGAAAACAGGCGAGAACTACTGAACTTGCGGGAGCCGTGCAGAAGATGATTCCAGTGGTAATCCCATTCTTCAAAAACAGAGAGCAGCTCGACAAATGCCTTGAGCATTTACGCAAACAGACGGTTCATGTCAAAGTTTATATCCACGATAATACCGATGAGAATATCTATTTCACGCGGGCCGTCAACGTCGGGTTGCGGGCATTCTTAAAAAGCGATCCGCAGGAACCGTATATTATCATTCTCAATCAGGATATGTACCTGGAGGCAGGGGCCGTCGAGGAGATGGTGAAGTTTATGGACGGTATGCCGGACTGCGGAATCGGAATGCCTCTTCAATTATCTCAGGTCAATCCCGATGAAGTTATATGTGCCGGCGGGGTGGGTACTTACCCGTTGGGTACTGCCGCAATTGGGTCCTTGGCTGTTTTCCGCGATAACGCACAGGTGCGATGGGCCAGTGCCTGCTGCTGGATTATGCGAACGGCCATGCTGAGAGAGATAGGCCTGCTCGATGAGAATATGCAGCTTGTCGGCAGTGACAGCGATTATTGCTTTACGGCAAGATCGCGTGGTTTTCAAATCTGGAATATTGTCAGGGCCCGGGGAGTTCACGAAGGCGGGGTATCTAAAGTGCACGGTTCGAATGAAATATGCGCACGAAAGATTCTCGATATGGATTATTACGCCCGCAAATGGATTACCGGGGAGCTGTTTCAGACACTCAGCCATCCGAAAGTAGACTCGAGCGCCGAAGATCTGAAACCTCATATCGAACACATACGCAGTCAATGCAGTCAAATTGCAGGATTAAGAGTAAAGACGAAAGGATAACAGATGTGGAATTCGCAATTATCGCAGGGTTACGAGGCCCAGAAGTGCAGATACAGGGTAGCAAGTTATCTGCGGGGAACAGGGTTGGACATTGGTTGCGGGAATGAGAAGGTCTGCGATGAAGCTACGGGGATAGACATTGCTGGCTCGGCGGCCGATATCAAGTTGGACCTGTCGGCAGATAATGCACTCGGTATATTTTCAGATGGCGTTTTCGATTACGTCTTTTCATCGCACTGCCTCGAGGATTTCAAATGTACTGAACCGATCCTACGGGAGTGGTGTCGCGTGATTAAGTCGGGTGGATACCTAATCCTGTATCTTCCCGATAGAAAGTTTTATCCCAATGTCGGAACGGCCGGGGCGAATCCAAATCATCAACAAGATTTTGAGTGGCGCGATATTTGGGCTATTCTCAAGAAGTTCGGCAACTTCAAACTGATTTCAGCCACGGAACATAATTCGAGCAACGAATACAGCTTCCAAATCATTGTAAGAAAGCGTGTCGGTATGCTCAGGCGCATTCTTCCGGCTTGCATGACCGAGCCATTGAAATCCAATAACGGTTTCGTGGCGTTCCCCCGTAAAAAGGCTGGAAAAACTTGCCTGGTTATTCGCTATGGTGCTTTAGGCGATGCCGTCTGGGCAACGGCGGTTTTGAGACAACTCAAGTCCGATGGCTTTAGGATCACTTATAATTGCACTCCTTACTCGGCCGAAGTATTAAGGGAATGTCCCTGGATAGACGAGTTCATGCTGCAGGAGCGTGACGTTGTTCCAAACGCCGAGCTGGGTCCGTACTGGGAGGAAATCGGCAAAGGATTCGACCGTGTCGTCAATCTCTGCGAAAGCGTGGAAAAAACGCTGCTGGTTCGACAGGGCACTGCCGAATATCATCTTTCTCACAAAAAGCGTAACGAGCTTTGCAATATCAATTATATGGACAGGACTATGGATGCCGCCGGTTATCCCGATATGAAGGGCCAATTACCGGAACTGCATTTTACCGATATGGAAGAATCGCTTGCCCGGATTATCCGTCAGCAGAATGAAGACAAGTTTATGATTCTCTGGTCGCTGTCGGGTTCGAGTTTGCATAAATGCTATCCCTGGACCCACATCGTGGCCGGCACAATCCATCAGAAGCATCCGGACATTGTTATCGTTACGGTCGGCGATGAGATGTGCAAGATCCTGGAGTCGTGGAAACATCAGAACACTCTCAACAAATCCGGCGCCTGGACCATTCGCCAGTCCATGCTGATGACGAAATATTGTGACCTTGTTGTAGGTCCGGAGACGGGGGTGCTCAACGCTGCAAGCTGCTACGATACTCCCAAGATCGTCTTTCTCAGTCATTCATCGCCGGAGAACCTGACAAAATACTGGAAGAACTGCACGGCATTGTCCGCGCCGGTTAACTGCCAGCCGTGTCACAGGCTGATTTACGACGGCGAATGCCTCGTATCAAAGGCCCAGATTAAGACTGTGGACGGCAATATTATCCCATTAAACGTAAGGCACGATGGTGCAAAGTGCATGGAAGCCCTCAAGCCTGAAAGAATAGTCGAAGCAATCGAAAAATATTACAGGAGATGGAAAAATGTTAGACAAAAGTAGACCTTACGATATCGCCGGCTCAAAGAGCGGAACCCTCTGGAAACAGGATGGTGTTTATTACGATCCGAGTTCCGGTGAAGAGGTTGATGTGTCGGCGAAAGCCCCGGTACCGCCCGTCAAGGAAACGGGATTGACCTGCAAATTGTGCGGCGCGGTCAGGCAGACTCCCGAGTTGTTCAAGGAGCATCTGCTTGCCGTGCATCGAGAAGAGCCGGGGGTAGTGCCGGATGAGCCGGATAAACAAGAACCGAAGGCCAAACCGAAGAAAAAGTAAAGGGCGGGAAGGAAACAATAAAAGCAAGCGTATTTACCTGCCTTAACAATTACATAAAAGGGAGTATTGAAATGAGAATTAAAAAATTAACAAGTTGCATTGGCATCAAGGGTTTCGCACGTCTGCAAATCGTGGACAAGAAAACGAAAAAGATAGTTGGCGATTCCGGCTGGTTTGAAAACCAGATTACCAACTACGGCTTGAACAGTTGCATCGTCGCCGCCCCGATAGGAGCCGCATCCGTCCAGGCCGCCGGTCTCAGGCTTGGTAGTGGAACAGGCAACCCCGTGGGCAGTGATGTGGAACTTGCTGACAGCCATTCCGATTACTACTCGGCTTTTGCCCAGAGTTCCGTTATTGACAGTTTGACCGCCCGCATGTCCGTAGCCTTTGACGGGGCACTGGGCGCCGTAACGATTGCCAATATCGGGGTGTTTGCCAATTCGTCCGGCTCGCTGCTGGCAGGCAAAGCTTTCGCTTCTTCGGCATTGGCTACCACGCAGAGCGTTAACTGCTCATACGAATGGCGTTATTCGACGACCTAAAATAGCGGAAGGGACATTTTGGCTGATGGCAAAAAGAGTGAACGAAGCGTTATTCCGAAAAGCCAGCGGCATTAAGCTCGATATAGGCTGCGGGCAATTCAAACAGAAGGGATTTGTCGGTCTCGATCAGTACAGGCAGCCCGGCGTGGACATCGTCTGGGACATTCAGCGGTTCCCCTGGCCCGTGCCCGACAGAAGCTGTTTTCAGGTCTTGATGTCGCATATCTGGGAGCATATAGAGCCGAAATACCGCTTTCAGGTCATGGATGAACTGTGGCGTATATGCCGGCACGATGGCCAGTTGCTCTTGAGCTGTCCTTATGCCGGAAGTTACCTGGAGGCAGCCCACCCGGCGCATTATATGTGCCCCAACGAAGCGACGTTCCAGTTCTTCGATCCCGATTTTCAATTGTGGCACAGTTGCAGTTACAAGAAGCCCCTGCCGTGGAAGATCATCAGGAGCGTGTTTTCTCTGAACGGTTGCATTGAGATCATCATGGAGCCGCGCAAAGACAAAAAAGGAAAACCTGTAATGCAACCGAAGTTCGATAAGCAGAGGCCGGACGATGCGGTTGAAATGTCACCGAAGAAAAAAGGAGTTAAAAATGACTCAAAGTGACGGAGTGAAAATAACCGATGCAGTCAATGTCGAAATTACCGAAACCGTCAAGCCCGCACCTGTCAAGCCAGGTGACGATGATAGGCGGCGCCAAGCTGATACAGAGCGGAGCGAACGGGAACCCGAGGAATAGATTACTGATCGTCACGGCCTCCCTGGGCATTGTGCGAATGGAATGGTCAATGTCTCGGCACGGGCAGCCTACGCCCCCCAACTGGTCCGCGGGGGGCCGTTCTTTGGGATTAGGTTGTACCGTGCCCTTGCACTTCCTGGTTGCCGACGCCCAGAACTTCGGCTGCGAGGATGTAGTCAACCAGGGCTACGAGTGGATGCTTCTTTGGGAGGATGATGTTATTGCGCCGCCCGACGCCTTCCTGCAACTGAATCAGTATATGAAGAAAGCGACCATTCCCGTTGTGAGCGGCCTGTATTACCTCAAGAGCAATTACACCGAGCCGGTTCTCTATCGAGGCCTGGGCACGGGCGCTTATGAAGATTTCAAAATAGGCGACAAGGTCTGGGCCGACGGCGTTCCCACGGGATTTCTCCTGATCCATTCATCGCTTATCAAGCTGATGTGGAACGAGAGCGAGGAGTACGAAACCGTCGGCGGCCGCAAGACAAGGAAGGTCTTCGAGACTCCGGCCAAATGCTATTACGACCGCGATACGAACTCTTTCGCTTCCGGCAGCGGCACTTCCGACCTTAACTGGTGCGCTCGAGTTATTAAAGATAATGTTTTGAAACGGTCTGGCTGGCCTAAGATTGGACGGAAGAAGTATCCGTTCTTGTGCGATACGAACATATTCTGTAAGCACATTGACCTTTCGACAGGGAAACAATACCCGTAAAGAGATTTCATGGCAACAACAGGGGCAAAATATCCGACAGTAGCATCGACAACGTCGGAGGCTCCCTACGATCATTTGACATGGATCGATCCGGACAATATCAAGGCTAATGACGCTGCCTATGCTTACATTGACGATGCCGCCTTTGATAGCGGTGTTGAATCTTATGTGTTGAAGGCTAAAGGTTTCGACTTTAGTGCTGTTCCGGCTGGCGCGACAATTCTTGGTATCACAGTCAGGGTTGAGGGCTACTATACCATTGGTGCATCTGGAATTGCGTTAGCGCAGCTTCTGGATGTTGACGGCAACAAGGTAGGGACAAACCTTGCTTCAACGCCAATACCACTTGCTATAGCGACTGGCGAGACGATTTATACGATAGGGGCAGCGGACAATCTCTGGGGCAATTCTTTAACGGCAGCCTGGGTGAAGGATGCAGATTTCGGCGTGGCTCTTGCTGTCATACCGACAGGCAATAACTCCAACGTTTATATCGACTACGTGACGATGGAGGTGACGTATGAGACGCCGCCGCCTCTTGAAGTCTCAGTTTCCGATACAATTGGCCTGTCCGATGCGGTCGATACTTTCTATCCGTTACTGGAAATTGCTGTCGGCGACATCATAGGACTCACAGACGGCTGTACGGCGATCCGCCAGGATGCAGCCGTCGTATTGACCGTCTATGCTTCATCCGACACGACCATAACTCCACAATTTAATTTTCCCTCCGGTACGGTAGAGGTTTGGATTAACGATGCCTACGACAGCAGTTTAACATCTGGAGTGGCAGGGAGCATATCTGTATCCACTGACGACAAAATTGAATATGTTTGCAGTGATTATGATTCTATAACTTATATAAATTTATATAACGATGATGTGTATGGAAGCGTTGCGTCATGGGAATTGCCAGATGATTTAACTTATTTTTCTTTACAAAACACTAATGTTTCAGGTGATATCAGCGGTTGGACAATGCCAACTGGGTTAAGCATTATAAATCTTGCAACCACATCCGTTTCCGGCGATATTTCTGGTTGGTCACTTCCGAACAGCGTTCAGACCTTTAGAGTAGAAAGCACATCGGTATCTGGTAATATTGGAAGTTGGACGTTACCGAGTAGTTTAGAACTCTTTTATGCTTACAACACATCCGTTTCTGGTGATATTTCTGGTTGGACATTTCCTGTTGCGTTAGATACTCTGTCCATTCATAACACATCCGTTTCTGGCGATATTTCTGGTTGGACATTTAATACCATTCTGGAAATTCTTAGCCTCGCTGACACATCGGTTTCTGGCAATATTTCTGGTTGGACATTTCCTAATACTCTCTACGATTTATACCTGCAAAACACTTCTGTTACAGGAGATATATCTGGATGGACGCATTCAACTGGTTTAGTGGATTTCAAATGCTATAACACTTCTCTTTCTGGTGATATTTCACAGTGGACGTGGCCGCCTTTACTTGATTTTCTCACGGCAAATAATACTTCGTTTGATTACGATACGACCTCTGGTGCATTCGCTGACCTAACAGCAAGCATAGACGGAGTCGACATGGATGACTGTTCTTTGACAGAGTCACAAGTCGATAACATCCTTTCCGATATTGTGGATAGTGGCGTCGATGGGGCATTCAATACGCTGGATTTGCCGGGTAATAATGCTGCTCCATCAGCAGGTGGCGAAACTGATAAAGCAACATTAGAAGGTCTGGGATGGACAGTTAATACAAATATAGGAATACATTTTGCGTCTGGGGTTGACTCTGTTGGCGTAACAGATTTTGTCAATGTTGAGGTTGTTGCTGGAAGCTCTCTATTTATAAACGTCTTTGACAATATTGGCGCCTCCGAAGAAGCTTCCGCCTCGATTCCAATTCTTGAAGTCTCAGTCTCAGATGATATTGGGCTAACTGATGAAGTAACTCTGCTTGTGCCAACAATAGAGGTTTTGGTTTTTGACGAAATCTCACTCACGGATGATGTGAATATATCAATCCCGGTGCTGGAAATATTCGTTTCAGACGATATTGGCTTGGCCGATGCGGTTGATTTGGCCCTGGATTTATATGAGGTTTCGGTCACTGACAGTATCAGTTTGGCTGATGAAACCGCTGTTGAAATACCGGTCCTGGAAGTATCCGTGTTTGATTCGATAGGTTTAACTGATGATGTCGCTAACGAGATACCGGTATTAGAGATTTCTGTTAGCGATAGTATTGGGTTTTCGGAGGCAGTTGATGCAGCTTTGTCTCTGTACGAGGCCTTGGTTACTGACGGAATAGGGTTGAGTGATGATGTTGCTGTTGAAATTGCAGTTTTAGAAGTTTCCGTTGCCGATGCTATAGGACTTAGCGATGAGGACGCTGTTCAGATTCCAGCCCTGGAAGTGTCGGTATCGGATTTAGTTGGCCTCACGGATGCCGTCGAAATATCCATCTCTGTATTAGAAGTTTTCGTATCTGACAGTATAGGGCTGGCAGACGAGATCGTAGTCGAATTGCCCGTTCTGGAAGTCTCAGTCTACGATACCATTGGTCTGACCGATGCGGTCGATACTTTCTATCCGTTACTGGAAATTGCTGTCGGCGACATCATAGGGCTCACGGACGGCGCCACGGCGATCCGCCAGGATGCAGCCGTATTGAACATTTATGTTTATGACAATGTTCAGGTGACGGAAGCCACGGCCGGCATGTTGAATTTCTACGAACTGTCGGTTGCCGATAATATTGGAGTAAGCGATGAAGCGGATGTTCAGATCGCCGTCTATGAGATATCTGCTTACGATGATATTGGCCTCACTGATGAAACGACGGCCCAGATCCCGGCTCTTGAAGTATCAGTCTTTGATTCGATTGGCGTATCGGATGTTACAACTACACAGATCGCCGTCTATGAAGTCTGCGTATTCGATTCTGTTGGCGTGACTGATGAAACGACGATACAACTGCCGGTCCTTGAGGTATTGGCCTCCGATTCGGTAGGCGTTATGGATGTTACCGGCCTCGAAGTTCCAGTACTGGAAATATTCGTTTCCGATTCGCTTGGTCTGAACGACGCTGCCGATGTTACTCTTGTGGAAGCGAGCGAGCTCTCGGTCAATGTGTACGATACGATATCGCTTTCGGACTCAGTAGAACAGCAGTTTACTTTCTATGAAGTCTCGGTCTGCGATACTCTTACCGTCATTGACGAGCAGGCTGTCCTTCTGACGGTT